GGGGCGCGACGCCCGCGCGGGGGGGGGGGGTGTGTTTTTCCGCCCCCGTGGCCCCAGACCCCATTTTTCACTCAATACTACGCGCGCGCGCACGCGTGAAGGGGTGGGGGGGTATGGGGGGGAGGGGAAACAAAAACATGACCCGAGTCAAAGACACTCAGCTGGCGCCCAGACAAGAGACGCCACGAGGGGTGTGGGGCAGCCAGGGAGGCAGCGACGAGCCCAGATAGTCCTGAGAGGCCGCAGAATCGATTCTCACGGCCTCACAGGGCCACCCCCTTAGTCGTATACCCCCAGACAGAGAAAGGGCCGCAGAATCGATCCTGAGGCCTCTGAGAAGCACAGGCCGAAGTGAACAGCCCATTATGCGCATTTTTAGGTGTGCTGGTGGGGGGCGGCTACGATGGTCCACATGGAACAGACGCAAACACTGAGACTGACAGGACCCGACGGACGAGCCCTGTCTGCACGAGCCGAGGCCGTGCGGGATGCAGACGAGATCATCGTGGTGGTGGACCACAGGCCGGAGCACCGCGTGCGGATCCCCGTAAGGATCTCGGGATCTGGTCGTCCCGACGGCGGGGAGCCCTCGGGTCTCCGAGAGACGCTGTCGCTGGTTCGGGTATCCCTGCCTAGCTGGATGCTCCGTGCCGAGCAGCTGGAGCTCATGGAGCTCGTAGAGCCATGGCTGCGTAGCCTGCTGGTCAGACGGTACGCCACCCGCACCCTCGGTGCCCCACCCACCCTCTCACCGGGGGCAGTCGCGGCGCTGTGGGAGGACGACCGACCCTACTGCCTCGACCCCATCTACTGCCGTATCCACGGGTCTAAGCGGCTCGGCATCAGGATCCCGAGACCCAGCCAGGTCCGTCCGCGGGCTGTGGCTGCACTGATGGAGGGCGCCAGGGACATGCCCGATGGCCCCCGCTGCGTGAGCATGATGGATATCACGTCCGCGCGCCCGGTGTCGTGCCTCGTTGTGCGGCCCACGCGCTCCTACGGACGTGAGATCGTGTGGGAGCATGCGGGTGATATGGAGCGCACTGCGCGATGGCAGGCCGCCCTGAGCATGCTGCCCGACGACACCGTGCCCGAGGCATCCCCTGTATGCCTGCGGATCGCACAGTGGGGTACCCGCGGGGTCCTCCCGGAGACGACCCTGAGCCTCCCAGCAGCAGGCCGACTGGCTCGGCACTGGCTCTACCAGAGGCTGATGCACGACGGACTGGCGATGGGTGCGGCACAGGACGATCCCGAGGACGCAGTGACGATCGGATGGAAGGAGCTGGCATGAGCCAGAGGGAGTGGTTGTACCCAGACGAGTACCGTGACCGTGTGCGGATGATGTCCGAACTCGCCGAGGGGCTGTCTGTGAGGCATGTCGAGGACCAGTGGCGTGTGGCCCTGTGGGGTGAGACGGTGTCTGAGCATCAGTCTCTGGATGATGCGCTCTCAGCGGCGTCCGACCAGCTGCTGGGGGACCCCGCCCCCGGCCTCCCCGACTGCTGCGAGTGGGTGTGCCGGGGCAGTGTCTGGGCGGTAGATGTGCAGAGGTTCCGCAGCGACATGGCATCGGCTAGGGAGGAGGGGGGGAGGGAAGGCGCCGAGACGTGTGGGCGCCTCGAACCGCGCTTCACTTTTTTTACAGACCGGCATGGGGTAGTAATGTATCCCTCGTAAGAACAACAAGAGAGGGTTCTAAAATGACTTTCAACCAGCTGGCATCCGAGCTCAACATCCAGCCCTACGAACTGGCGGCCTTCCTCGACCTTGGCACTGACATTCCTGAGGGCGAGTTGTATGAAGAATTCACCGCCGATGTCCGCGAGATCGTGGCCTACGACAACAGCCACAACACCAAGCCGGAGATCTGACAAGCAAAACCCCCCACCCGGCGCCGCACCCGGCGGCCCGGCGGGCCGGGGGTGGGGGGGGGGGGGGGGGGTTTTTGCACTCCGTTACCTATGTCAGGTCCCGACTGAGAGAGGCTGACTGTGGACCGACCTGTATACATCAATGGGATTGTTGGGTGGGCTGTATCGAGGGAATGTGCAGTGCACACTGCACACTTCTTTACGTACGCCACGAAGTCCTCTAGTATTGCTGACATGAGCTACTTTTCCGGCGCAATCCAAGGGGTCCATCTCCTCCCCTCATATCGCAGGCGCATAGAGAGACTTTTCCGTGAGGCGAACTCCACATGGATCGAGCTTACCGATTACGGATATGAGCTCTATATCCTCGGGGATCGGCACTCTACGAGCTACACGCTAGAGGATGCCATCAGTGAGCTTAATGACACTCTCTTGGGGGGCATCCGCAGGAATCTCCCAGAGTCCGTGACGGTGATGCCCATCACCGACGGGGTGTGGGGTGTCGACATGGTGGATCTCGCACGCGGCACCCGTGAGGTGCTGGCATGAGCCAGTCACAGAGCGGAGGAGCAGCCGTGGGGGACCATCACGGCCTGTATGACGAGGTAATGGCACAGTGCCGGCATGTAGGCGAGTACAGGCTCATGACACAGATACAGGATCTCGGTGGAGGCCTCGACCCGGATAGGATGAAGCGCACCATAGGCCGACTCCGTAGCGCCGAGGCGGCCGCGCATCTACACTCCATGTATGCAAAGCACATATACCATCACCTCCTATCGGAGGTGTGGGCGGACTGGTCCGCCGAGGTAGATGGTGATGTGCATGACCGGGATGAACTCGTCACCATGATACCCAATGCTGTGGCGGGGGCGCATGACGCGTCTGAGCTGTCCGAGCGGCTCAGGACTATGTCGGCCCTGTGGGAGGCCGATGACGTGACCCTGGGCTATGGGGTGACCATGATACGGGCCGGTGTGTGGCCCCCCGCCCACGCTCTGGTGCTGGACGCGTGCCCCTCTGACGAGGCTGTAGAGCACGTGGCTGCTCGCGGCCTGTCATACTGGCTGTACGGGTCGACAGGCAGGCAGATCCCTGCCCACGTGGTGCGGGAGAACATGAAGTGGGCAAAATAAATGATCGTTTATGGAGCCCAGCGCCCACATAGGGTATGGTAGTCACGTAAACAAAACAAAGGAGCCAAAATGTTTACCGGAATTTTCATCGTCATTGCAGTCAGCATCGGGCTTGCAGCGATTTGCTATCTTTTCACGTCATCCGATCTCGGGGAGGCAGTCATGGTGGCCAGCCTCTATATTGCGGTTTTCGGTGTGGTCTTTCTCGTCGTCACGCTCCCGATTGTCTCTATTATTGGGGGGCCTCTTCCGTGAGAGTCTCTGAAGCCGCGAAAATACTCGGAAAGTCCGAGAGCATGATTCGAGAGTACGCGAGGACATCTGGGCTTCAGCGAGTAGGTGGGGCCTATGACATCACGCAAGACACGTTGGAGGATTGGGTGTCTAGCCCCCCTAGTGTACGAAAGTCACGCACCAGGAAAAGGCCTAGCAGACGGTCGAAACTGGACGGGCCCCCGATTTTGGATAGTCTCCGCGGGCTGGAAACACCGAGTGAGAAGGCACGTCGTATGCGGGCCAGAAAGGGCCGTAAAGAGCGACTGATAGCCGCGATAGGAGGGAATCTTGAGCGTAGCGTATAGGGCTAAGACTCGGCCATATAAGCACCAGAGGGAAGCAATCAAAAAGCTCCTTTCTAGCGGCTATGGTGGTGCGCTTCTTATGGAGCCCAGAACGGGTAAGACAAAGACGGTAATCGATTGGGTTGGCATCCTGCGATCCATCCGTGAGGAAGAACCAGAAGTAGCAATCGTGTTCGCGCCCGCCACGGTGCTCCCCGTGTGGGAGCAGGAGCTTAAAACACACTGCGCAGTGCCTTTCGACTGCATTGTGTGGGACGCGAAAAAACGCCGGGAAAAAATCATTCCGAAACCGTCTGAGAAGCTGCTGTGGGTGCTAGTAAATTACGAGGCGCTCTCTGCAAATGGCGTGGAGACATCGGGAGGTAATGAGTCAGTTAGCAGTGGCCGGGGGTGGGTGAAAAAGGTATTGAATAAGCTGGTAGAAGCACATACTGCAGCAGTCATTCTAGATGAAAGCCACAGGATTAAATCCTGCTCCTCTAAAGCGGCTCAGGCGCTTTATACTATAGGCGCTAAATCCAAATACCGTGCCATAATGACAGGTACTCCGCTGACAAAAGCTTCACGTGTGGGGGACATTTATTCCCAGTGGAAGTTTCTGAACCCTGCGAGATTCATAGATGTCCCGACAAAAGCGGCTTTTATGGATCGCTATAGTACTAGGGACTATAACAATCGATTCGGGTTCGTCTCATATACCGGGGTACGTAATGTTGAGGAGCTCACCTATAGGATGGGCCAGGACGCCTACATAGTGAGGCGGTCAGACTGCTACGATCTCCCGGAGCGCACCATAGAGAATATTCCAGTGGACCTCACTGGTAGCGTCCTAGACAGGTACCGGGAGATCGAGCGCTGCGGGATCTCCGAGGAGGTGTCGGCCACACACCTGCTGGCGCGTCTCACGGAGCTGAGCAAAATCACAGGCGGGCATATAGGGCCGGAGTTTAAGCGTCTAGGTGCGCCGAAGCTGAGAGCGCTGCTTGATATCGTTCGGCAGCACAAAGAGGAGGACACACCGCTCGTGGTGGTGGCCCGGTTCCGAGCTGAGATCGCACGGATACGTGACCTATGCGGCGAGGAGGGTGTACCGTGCCACACTGTCATGGGCGGATCGGACACTGCCGCGGAGCTGGCCGCGTGGCGTGCCCACGAGGGATGCCGGGTCATGATCCTGCAGCCACAGGCCGGCGCGCTGGGCATCGATCTGAGGGAGGCCGACCACATGGTATGGTACTCTCTCACCTACTCGTGGACAGACTACTCACAGGCATGCGATCGTATCGCACTCTGTGAGCGGCCCACCACGATCACGCACCTGCTCGCACAGGATACTGTGGATTGGGATATCGCCAGGGTGCTGCAGGAGGATGGGGACGTGGCAGCAGCAGTCATGAGAGGAGATATACATGTGGGAGCGTGAGTATTTGGATGCCCTTCGCATGGTGGCAGAGGACGGCCACCATGTGGTGGATAGGACAGGGGTGGGTACACGATGGATGCACGGGGTGCAGCTGCGGATACCTCTCACTGATGGGGGAGTCCCGCTCCCCCAGACGAAGAGGGTAGACCCCCGGGTCCCGGTAGCTGAGCTGCTGTGGATGATCCATGGGAAAACCAATATCCACGATGGCCTCGGGTCCGCTATCTGGGACGAGTGGGCCGACGCTGATGGAAACCTCGGGCCCATCTATGGTGCGCAGTGGCGCTCCTGGCGCGGGTATGACGGCTCCACCCATGACCAGCTCGCAGGTGTAGTCGAGTCACTCCGTGACGATCCGTACTCTCGTAGGCATGTGGTGTCCGCATGGGCGGTCCACGATATCGAGGATATGGCGCTCCCTCCGTGCCACACACTCTTCCAGTTTAATGCAGATAGCGACGGGGGGCTGTATACGTCTCTCTATATGCGATCGGGGGACATGTTTCTGGGGGTTCCATTTAACCTTTTTGAATACGCCCTGCTGACCCACATGGTAGGGGAACTCACGTACCTGGCACCGACGGAGCTGAGCGTGTATATCGCCAACGCTCATGTATATGACAATCATCAGGAGGCAGTAGCGGAGCAGCTCAGACGCCCTATCCCACCCATAGAGGCTCGGGTAAAAATTGTCCCAAGGGAACGGTCTAAAGTCGAAGACTTCAATGCGAAAGACTTCGGTTTTCCCAACTACCATCCGCAGCCCAGAATTAAAGCGCCAGTAGCCACATAGGAGCACAAATGAAAGAGATCTTTGAAAATCAAAACGAGCTCATTCGAGACGTATACCATATTGATTTGAGCACAGCATCGAAGCAGGCAGAGGCCTACAGGGTGTATACGCTGGCAGCTGTGGACGAGCTCATGGAGGCACTCCATGAGGTGCCGTGGAAGCCATGGTCCCACAGGACCACGTGGGATAGGGAAAATCTCGGAGAGGAGCTGGCAGACGCTTTCACATTCCTCGTACAGCTCTGCTGCATCGTGGGTATGGACGCAGAGGAGCTCGAGGAGCGGTACTGGCAGAAAAGCCACATCAATGTGGGCAGGCAGGAGTCGGGAACCTACGGTGAGGACACCACCATCAAGGGGTGGTCACCACAGGCGGAGGCTATCCATGTGGCCCGGGCTATCGCCCGGTACGGAGAGTGTACGTCGGCGAAGGTCGGGTGCTGCATCCTCGACAGGCATGGGAATATGGCCGCCGCGTACAACCATGTGCCAGATGGTGAGAAGGGGTGCACACACGCCCCCGAGGATGGCTGTCCCGGGAGGACTATCCATGCTGAGGTGGCTGCTGTGGCCGAGGCTGCACGCCATGGAGTGCAGCTGGATGGGGCGACAGCCTACGTCACCCTGTCTCCGTGCAAAAAATGTGCGCACTTTTTGCGCCTCGCCGGGGTAAAGGATATCGTGGTCGTATGAACATTATCATAGAAGGACCCGACGGGTCTGGTAAGAGCACCCTTGTGAGGTACTTTGAGTTGCGGGGGTGGGAACTCGCCCCTAGGGCATGCACCTCTGAGGGTGGGCCGCTAGGACACGGCGACATGATGCGGTGGCTCCACGAGAGCCTGTCATGGGATGGGCGCGTCATCGACCGTCACCCGATCCTCTCGGGACACGTGTACGACCATGTTCTCGGCAGAGAGACGCTGCCGAGGTGGTCTGCAGACTATCTCAGACCAGTACTCCGCAGGTCTATCGTCGTATACTGCCGCCCACCCAGCCCGGTGATCGTGGACGCGGCTTCCCGCGCGCCACAGCTGGAGGGTGTGCTGCGGAATCTCGGGAGAATCATCGACGAGTACGATCGGCTTTTCAGGATCATTCCCGCCATCCACTACGACTGGACACGTGATGACCTGCCCGATCTGTGACGGACGCTACGGGAAGGCTAGCCCTAGGGTATCCGTACCGGACAGTCTCCCCCCTGTGGTTCTCGTGACTGATGTTCCGAGGGATCCGGGGTGGGTGCAGGACGTGTGGGAGCTGCCGGAGGCACCCGTCGTGGTGCCAGCTATGGCTACGCCCACATGGGAAACCCCCAGCGCTGCTGATGCACATACATGCGCCCAGCATCACCTCCTCCCTCACCTGGATGGGGTCAGGGTGGTGGCTGCGGGAGCTACAGCCACCGCAGCTGTACTGGGGCCCGGGAGGCACACAGTAGGGAAGTGGTCGGGACGGGTGATGCCCGTCCCGGACCTCCCCGGGCCAAGCACCTCAAGGAGAGATCGTCTCACTGGGGCGTATCTCGCACGATCCGGTCTGCACGGGAGGTGTGTGGATCCCGTGTATAGCGGTGTGGTCGAGAGCCACCAGCTGCGAGAGCTCCACCACATAATCGAGGGGGCAGACATGGTGGCGTGGGACCTAGAGACTGACGGGCTGGACCCGCGCAGAGACGGGGCTAGCATCCTCTGTATGTCTCTGACTGTCTGCCGGGCTGAAGAGGTGATCGGGTCATACGCTGTGCCGGGTGATCTCGTAGGTGAGGTGGCCGTGTGGGACTGCTGGCCTAAGGTCATGGTCGCCCACAACGGCAAATACGACCAGCTGTGGATGCTCGAGCTGCTCGGCCGCTCCCTGCCGGTGACGTACGACACTATGCTGGCAGAGCACCTCATCGACTCCGAGGGGCCGAAAGGACTGAAGATTGCGGCGGCTAAGTACCTCCGGGTGCCAGACTGGTCTGTGGATGTGGCCCATGCGGCGTCTCTCGATCGGGGGACTCTCTACGAGTACGCAGCCATGGACACAGCCGCCACAGCCGGGGTGTACTACGCCCAGCAGGGGATGGTGGACCACACTCTGCTGGACGATCTGCTCATGCCAGCGAGTGCTGCCCTGCTCAGGGCTGAGGAGGCTGGTGTGGGGCTTGATAGAGATGGGGCCCGCAGGCTGCTGGACACTCTGACGCGTGAGGAGATAGAGCTCACCCGAGGGATCAGCGAGTACGGTCCCTCCGGCACTCCACGCGAGATGCGCCACCTACTTTATGACATCCTCGGGCTGCCTGTGCTAGAGCGCACCCCCACAGGGCATCCTAGTGTGTCAATCTCGGTGCTCAGGCGCCTAGACCACCCCGTGGCGCAGGCCATGGCTGAGCGTCAGGTCGTCCGTAAGGGCATCTCGGCTTTCATCCGTCCGTGGCTCGACGCTACTAGCTCCGGGATTGGTAGGCTGTACAGTGCGTTTCGACTCGCAGGGACCGCCACGGGACGCCTGTCCAGCGGCGGCGCGGAGGGATCATCCGGGATCAACCTTCAGCAGATTCCACGTGATAAAAGGTATAAGTCGCTAATAGCAGCACCCGAAGGGTATACGTTGATCGAGCTCGATTACTCTCAGATTGAGCTGCGTGTAGCGGCGAGTCTGGCGGGAGAAGAGACTATGATAGAGATCTACCGGGAGGGAGGTGACATTCACCGAGAGACTGCTCTTGCAGTGTCCGGTAAAACCGATATCGATAAATCGGATAGGACTAAGGCAAAGTCTGTAAATTTTGGTTTCCTGTATGGGATGGGCGCTAGGTCTTTCATGTACTACTCCCGAGATAGCTATGGTGTGGCTGTTACTCTAGACGAGGCTGAGGAGGCTAGGGAAAGGTTTTTCGGAAAATATACGGGGCTTAGGAAGTGGCACAAGAAAGTTAAGGAGATGACCATCAAAAATGGGTTCGTAAAAACCCTTTTCGGGCGGGTCAGATATCTGGACGGTATCACATACGGGAAGGGGGCTGAAAAAGCCGCGGCTCTGCGTCAAGCAGTGAACACGTCGGTACAGAGTGTAGCCTCGGACTGCATGATCCTAGCCTTGGGGCTCATAAATCGCCTCCTGGTCACACCCAAATATGGCGCCCGTATCGTGGCCACGGTGCACGATAGTGTCCTACTGGAGGTGCCCACCGTGAGATATAGGGAGGTGGGGGAGAGAGCTAAGTATATTATGGAGCATCTCCCGCTCAAACATTTTGGGGTGTCTCTGGGGGTGCCCCTCGAGGCGGGAGTGGCTTCTGGAGACACATGGGGAGGAATGAAAGAATGGTAGACAGAGAGAAAAAGTCGCTTCCGACAAATGACAATGGGACTCCAATTGTCACACAGTCGCTACTCAACGCATGGGTGCAGAATCCTCTCAATGTCTACTATCAATACGTGCTCGGTCTCTCCCCTAAGGAGCCGGCGCAGCACATTGTGCGGGGACTGTGGATCCATGACTGCCTCGAGCAGTACTACATCACTGGGGATTGGCAGAGGCGACACGGAGAGTGGGCGTCCCGCAATAGGGTGCCGCAGGGAGGCGAGTTTTCCCGGGAGATCTACCGCACCCTCAGAGGGTACGAGTACTACTACCAAGACGACGATCTTGAGGTTCTCTCTACAGAGCTCCCTCTAGAGGCGCAGCTCCCCTGCGGGTATGTTTTCCGGGGCAAGCTCGACGCGGTGGCTAAAACTTCGGATGGGCGTACCTTAATCATCGACCACAAAACAACGAAAAGGGTGAAAAATGTAGAGAACCAGCTGCTTCATATTCAGGCGCCGATGTATATGTGGCTGTGTGAAAAAAACGGAATCCAGATAGACGGCTTCATGTGGAACTATCTGGTCTCCCCGGGCCCACAGCCACCTAAGATCATCGGTAATGGCAGCCGCCTAGCGGCCCGGCAGCCGCAAACCGACTACCCCACGATAGTCGAGGTATTTTCGCGGGCACGGGATGCGTACGGATCCGACTGGGTACCGCAGCAGCGGCACCGAGAGGAGGTGGACCGTATGGCTATGTACCATCGAGAGGTGCGCCTGCACGGAGCCCATGCCGCCTCTAGTCAGCTGTACCGCCGGCTCGAGGTGCCGTACTCTGACCTGTGGGTGGAAAATGTACTCCGGAGGGTGGATAGCATGGCTGTGGCCATGTGGGAGCAGGACTGGAGCGACGAGGGACTGATCCCCATGGACCCTGACGCGTACTGGTCTCCGTCCGCATACTACAGAGACTTGGCCTCCGCCTACATCCTCACCGGAGACTCCTCTATGGTCGCGGCACAGTCATACACACAGGGAGACCCGATGGAAAGGTATAAGGCAAAATGACATCTAAGATTATCAAAGCCGGAGCAAAAAACGTTAGGATGCCCAGATACTTGGTTTATGGGCGCAGTAAACAGGGAAAAACGACATTTGCCTGCACGGCCCCAAGTGTTCTTGTGCTCGACCCGGAGTCTGGCACCCGCGAGGGGGCATCAGCTGTGGATGTATACCCCATCGAGAGGTGGCAGGACTGCGACGAGGCACTGAAGTATCTCAGGGGGTCTAAGCACGGGTATGGGTGGATCGCAGTGGACGGGCTGTCCAGAATCAACTCAATGGCGCTCCGATATGTGATGAAGGTCGGGGAGGAAGCAGACCTCTCCCGCACCCCCGGTATGGTGCAGCTGCGCGACTACGGTCGTGCAGGTGAGCTGATGAAGGGCCTGCTGATGGCGCTCCACACACTACCAGGAGTGGGTATCGTGTATACTGCTCAGGACCGTATGGAGGCCCCAGATATGGGCGACGACGATGTCCTCGATGAGGACGCCCAGGTTCCGGGGGCACGCTACGTCCCCGACCTGCCAAAATCTGTGCGCGCCGCAGCCACGGCTCTTGTGGACTGCATCGGCAGGGTATACTCTGTGACGGTCACAGGGAGGCACCCGCAGACCGGGAAGGAGATCAGCCAGAGACAGCACAGGCTGTGGATCGGCCAGACAGAGGCCTACGACACCGGATATCGGTCATCGCATCGAGGAATTCCGGATTATCTCAAGAAACCAACCGTCGAGCGGCTTCGACAGCTGCTAGAAGAGGGAAAAATCAACTAAACCACCGAATATAGAAGGAGCTAAACATGTCACGTCGAACCATCGACTTTAGCAACGTCAAAGAAGAATCCACCTACGCCCCCCGCCGACTCCCGGAGGGAACCTACAAGTCACTCATCACTAAGGTCGACGAAGCCACCTCCAAGGCGGGAAACCTCATGTGGGTGTACGCCATCTCACCGGTCGAGCACCCCACAGCTGTGTACCCCTACTACCTTCTGCTGGAGGAGAAGCACCTGTGGAAGCTCAGGGCTTTGCTCCTTGCAGCGGGCAGGGATGTCCCGAGGAAAAAGGTCACCGTGGACCCCGAGTCCATTGTCGGAGAGGAGATCATGATCGATCTCACAGATGACGAATGGGAGGGGCGTGAGAAAAGCGTCATCTCAGGTGTTTTCAGGTGTGACGAGCACGCCCAGCCGGCCCTCGTCGCGGATGGAGAGATCGATTTTGACGTGGACGAGATCTGATAGGTAGAGGAAAACTAGCCGGGGCCGAAAGGCCCCGGCGTTACTCTAGGAGACAGAATGTCACAGCCGGAATACCGGATAGTGCAGAAAATCAAAAAATATATCCGCTCCCGTGGTGGATGGGTGGTGAAAATCCATGGTGGGCCATATCAGGACCCCGGCACACCCGACCTGCTCGTCTGCTACCTCGGGGTGCTTTTGGCCATAGAGGTGAAAACACCTCGGGGTGTAGCGTCGGATGAGCAGCTCGCTACACAGGACGACATCATCGCTGCCGGAGGGAGGGCCATCATCACATCCAGTGTAGAAGACGTCGCAGCGGTCATGGATAGTATCGCCCAGTCGGAGTCGGTGTGAGCATCGAGGTACTCAGGCGTATCTGGGGGGACACAGAGGGGTATGTCTGGACACCGTGGATCCGCAGTGGCACATGGTCACGCCCGTCCGGCCCCGAGTATCACGAGGGGCGGGCGTGGCGGTGGCCAGATCAGGCCGATGAGATAGCAGCCCACGTCGAGGCGCACTCAGGGGATGACCAATATTTTTCCCCCGGAGTCTTCTCAGCGCCTAGACGCGTGACACAGCACGCCATACCTGTCCCACGCCTGTGGGCAGACCTCGACCCTGTAGACCCGAGGTCCCTGGGCGACCTGACCCCCACTATAGCGTGGGAGTCGTCCCCCGGGCGGTATCAGTGCGTGTGGGAGATGCCGTATACACGGGAGGGGGCCACAGAGCATGGAGGGCCATGCCATCGTCTCACCCACTACATAGGGGCAGACCCCTCGGGGTGGGATGCGACACAGCTGCTCCGCATACCAGGCAGCGCCCACACCAAGAGCGCCCCACAGCAGGGGAGGCTGCTATGGTCGGACGGCCCGAGGCTGTCATGGGAGCGTGTACGGCAGCTACCGGAGGTGCCCACACGTGACAGCGACGCCGCCATGGTGTCTCTCACCGAGGAGGCTGTGCGAGGGGTGGACCGGGCTGCCGTGTGGGCCCGTGTGCGGCCACTCGTATCCCTGCGGACACGAGAGCTGATGTCTCTGCGAGACACCACCGGTCTGGACCGCTCCGAGGCTCTGTGGTCGGTAGAGAGAGATCTCGCCGATGCCGGATGCTCTGTGCTAGAGATAGTAGCCATCGTCATGGGGTCCCCGCTCGACAAGTATTTGGGGAGGGGGGATCACCTCCGCCGCCTGACTGTGGAGGCCTCCAGAGCCGTGGCTGATCGCGGCGTAGATCCGCTTGAGGGAGGGGCGCTTCCTGAGGGGACTCCCCTGTGGGCCTCAGATCTGGCGTCCGTGCATATCCCCCGCCCGCGATGGCTGGTCGAGGGGATATGGATCCGTGGCGGGTGTGGGTTTATCTCTGGGGCGCCTAAAAGCTACAAATCGTGGCTGGCTATCGACCTGGCAGTCTCGGTGGCCTCGGGGAGCCCGCTGCTCGGGGAGCATAGAGTGGTGGCGACCGGGCCTGTCCTGTATCTGCAGGAGGAGGACTCACTGGCCACAGCAGTGGATCGTCTGGACCAGGTCGTGGAGGGCAGGGCCCCGTCAGCCCACTGGGGAGGAGTGATGGGCATCGAGGAGGGGTTGGTCACGTGGGAGCCGGGGAGCGGGCTGCCCATAGATATCCAAGCCCACACCGGTATCGTCCTGTCCGATCCTAGATGGCATGCGTGGCTGGCTGAGCGGGTGCGGACCTATGGGTACCGCGCCGTGATCATTGACACACTGACCACTACGGTAGGTGACGTGGATCTAGATAAAGCCGTGGAGCTGCAGACTCGTGTGCTGCGCCCCCTCAGGGAGCTGGCACAGACGTATGACTGCTCTGTGGTCATTGTGCACCACAGCCGGAAAAACACTGGCGGGTCTCGCCGAGGATCCAACATGCTAGGGTCTGTCGCCCTGCACGGGTGGGTGGACTGTGCGCTATACCTCGATAGGGACGAGGAGTCTGGGGAGATCACGGTCTCCCCCGAGGGAAAACACGATCCCTCTAGTGGGTGGGTCATGACAGTGCCACGCATGTACCGGGACTGGCACACCTGTGGCCGGCAGGTGTGGGCCCCAGAAGTAGTAGCCGGGGAGTCTACACCAGAGCCACCACGGCGTCAGGCTGGCAGCAAAATCTGTAAAATACTGCGCGGGATGGGCGGAAGCGCCCCCGCAGAGGAGCTGCAGGCGGTAGCTGGACGAGGATGGCGGCGTCAGATAGATGCCGCTATCGAGAGAGGCACAGTGGTTGAACGGGAGGCGGGAGTGTTCACAGTAGCAGGGGCTAAATGATCAATCCAGTTTGCCCATTTTTCCGCTACTTGGGCAGCTACCATATAGTATATTCTAAGAGAACTCACAGAGGGGAGATTTTGTATGAGGACTGCTGGCGACGTAGCGGCCGGAGTGTCAGCTCTAGGAGGTTTCGGGCTCATGGTGTGGGCCTCACTGACCGGGAGCAGCTGGGCTACCTGGTGGGGGCTCGTGCTCCTACTCGGAGTCCCAGCGGTGTGTGCCATGATCGGGGAGGGGTCTGAGTGATGCCCATCCCGCGCATACTGGTCTGGGTGATGTCATACATAGGCGGCTTTCTGCTGGTGTATGGTGTGTCACAGGGAAGCCCGGTGCTGTCCGCCATCGGGGCGGCCTGTATTGTGGGGGGCTTCTGGATCTCTTGGGCCCACAGGCAGGAGAGGGGACGGGCAAAACACCGGAGGGCGGGCGTGGGGGGGGGGGGGTTTTTCACATATTGGGGACCACGCGATACGGTAAAGGCATGGACACACCCACAGTAGAGATCCCCCTCGGCCACATAGTACTCGCCTCCGAGATCCTGAGCTACATGACAGATCGACACATCCCTGTCTCGCACATCCGCAGTGACTTCTATCTAGCGACGCACCCGGCTGGGGGTCCCCCAGAGCGCTACACAATCGAGGTCACCGAGTATGGTGATATCGCAATCCAAGTGGACATCGACACCTTCCGCAACAAGATGACAATCCGACACGACCAGCAAGTCACCGTGCAGTTCTCCACCCCAGGTGTCATCACCCCAGCAGGGGGAGAGCCCTATGTCGGTCCAGTGGCCCCGGGAATCCCCACCCAAATCGGCACCATCTGGGATGGGGAGTATGAGCTTACCCTCAGGTGGGGGCTACTCGAGGACGAGCAGCGCGAGCAGTGGGACTACGCGCAGGACAAAATCGACCTGAAGTGGTGAGCAAAACCCCCGGCCATAGGGTCGGGGGTTCCACATGTCACCAACCCAAAAACACGGGTATATTGACGATAACCCTTCCGAGCTCATTATCCATCGAGTGGCACCACACATCGATGCTCGAGCCATTCTCCGAGGCCCCCACATACACCGCCCCACCCGTGGGTGTGAGGATCTCAGAAAGGGTTCGGTTATGGTATGCGCCACCCGGGAATGTCACAATCTTCTGCGGCCACGTGGCAGCCTTCTTCTCGTCGATCCGAAGATCCAAGTGAATGTTCCCTGCCCCCGCGGATGAGGTCAGCGTGATACGGCCCTCTGGATTGTGATCCCCGGCCCCGCTTTTCACACCCTCCTCGAAGCGGCCGGTCAGGGACACCGTGGGCCCAGGCAGACGTGGGACGGTGAGGATAGGCGCGATCTGCCCAGCAGACCAGCCCAACGAGAAGCCATACTCGGTTCCCTCCTGCACCTTCCCCGGCCACACCAGAGGGGGCGGTACGGTGACCTCGAGCCTCTGCGTGGATCCCGCGTCGACGACACGGACACCTCCACGTGTCCCGTGTATGACCGTCCCGCCGGAGATCGTCTGGCCTCCCGTCCCGCTACCTGCCGGACCGGGAGGACCCTGAGGTCCTGCAGGCCCCGTCTCACCCTTGGGGCCCGGAGGGCCCTGCTCCCCCCGAGGACCCGGTACACCAGCAGCCGACGGGAGAGTGTACCGGGTAGTCCCCTCCTGTGCATCCACCACAAGCGAGTCACCCTCGATAGCCACACGGCGCACCCCCGGCACGAGAGCCTCAGGGACAGTGGGTGGCTCAGACCCCTGCTGCGACGCCAGACCGCCGATATCGTAGGTGCGCCCATCCTCCACGAGGAGTGGGGCGTATGTACGAGATGTCACCCCGGTGGTGACGCGTATCGTCCACACCACACCCGAGGTCAGCTCCACCATGCCCACATCCCCTGTGGGATATACCCGTGACACCACAGGGTCGAGAGCTGTGGTGTCCCCCCCGGACATAGTCCATCTAGACGCTGGTGTGGCGGACAGCCACATGACAGCTCCTCGTGGCGGGACGTGCGCCACACGGCCAATTATCCTACCTACAGCCATACAAACCTCCTAGTCAGACAAAAATGAGCAATTTGGATTGTCCATTTATTTACACCGCTGTGCCTCCATAGTAATGTAGTAACCACGAACAACAAAAGGAGCAAAAATGTTCACCATCGCCACCACCGCTCAGGAGCTCGGAATCACCACCTACGATCTCATTGCCTTCCTCGACCTCGGCCCCGGCATCGACCCCGACGCCGAGATCAGCGAAGACTACCATGATGCGATCTATGACATGGTCACCTACGATCGTGAGCACAGCACCCCAGCGGAGACCTACGAAGACTGAAAGTAAAAGCCCCCGCCCTATTGGGCGGGGGCTTCCCTCACTTGCCAGCTACCCGATCCGCGTCAGCGATCGATGTCAGCACCGAGGCCAGACCGGCTGCCGCCGCGACAGACAGAGTCTGCACCCAATCCACCGACAGCAGACCGGTGCCAGCCACACCCACGACCGCCACGACGGTCTGAGCGACGGTCTTGATAGCGCGCTCAGTGGCCGCAGCCCAGAACTCACGAGTCCACAGCATGTGTATCTCCTTTCATTTTACCCTCAGCAGACCATCCACCGAGGGCTGCTCGAGTTTCCTAACCCTAGCAGCAATATCCTCCAGCTGCGCGCCCGTCCGGGCCGCATCCATCGTCATGCGCTCACCCATGGCAGTCAGCTGACGTGTACGCTGCACAGCCTCGGCTTCCTGACGCCGCTGCACCTCCTGCACCACAGCCAAGGCCTCCCCGTGACGCTTCTGCATGTTGAGAATCCGCTTAACGTCATCCCTGAGGGATGACCCTCCGTTGGTGTGCTGCTGCGCCAACACCTCAGCGGTGTCCCGGGCAGCCATCTCGGTGCGCTGCCGAAGATCCCGAATCTCCGATATAACCCGCGCCACACCGACGAGCGCCGTCACCAGCGCCGCCAGACCCGTCAGTAGACCCCCCAGCAGCTCCCACGGGGGAGCACCGAAGATCACTTCTCAAGCCTCGCCAGGATAGCCTCCACGCCAGCCGCGATAGCGTCCACCCGTGACTCCAGAGCCCGGACTTTCGTCAGGGTGTCGGCGACCTCCTGATTCAGCGGGCGGTTACCTTCGTCCCCGCCACGCCTGACGTCCGCAAGGTCCTGACTCAGCTCACGGACACGCACAGCCAGATCCCGGACGACCTCGTCGAATCGACCAGCATCCGGGATATACGTGCGCCACACAGAGTTGTCAACAATCCCTGCGATCCTGTTAGCAGTCTCAGTATCCACTGTGAATTCCTCCTCATTAGATGCTATCCCGTCGAAGACAAGCGCCGGAATGCCGCCGAAGTTGTCCTCGAAGAAAAAATGAATATGGTCCTCATGACGGTTGCTGATACCCGTCCTATTACCCGACAGAGTCGACCAGGTCCCATACCGGGTTTTCCAGATGCGATTCTGCCAGATGATATGTCTCAAATGCATCCTGCTAGCATTGGCCATAGCCCATGCAATAATAGCATCGCCAGCCTCCCGATATACACCAGTAGACCGAATACCCACCTCCGGGGCGCAAATCACATCGAGTGCCCTGCCAGTGCCATGCTCGTCACTCCACTGGCCAGTCTCAGGGTACCTACCCGAGAGAGTCGGGGTATCCCACCCACGGCCGATCCACACCATTGGGAAGGCTCTCCTCGTGCCATAGTAGATAGCACTGGCGAGGCTCTTCACACACGAACGAGCGCTGGACCCAATATAGCTATCCCACTGCGCTGGAGCACCCATACCGTCACCTCCTAATCCACATATCAGTAGTGTCCGTATGACATGCACCGCACCACAATCGCCCGTGATCTATATACATCTTCGCGCCTATAGTATGGCACTTTCGGCATGTCATAATGATAATCCCATCATACCTCAGCGCATCCACAGGACCACCGCCGACACTGCTGCATAGCCTCCGGAAAGGGCAGCCCCCGATGCAAGATACGCCTGCGTGGACACACTCAAAAACTGCCCCAAGCTCCCCGCATAGAAAGGCCACGTGATAGCCGCAGGAACATCCGCAGACCCCATCAATGACATCATCTGCGGGCTATATTGTCCGTCACAATACATACGTCCATTACACCACGGTGAGCCAGAGTTTACGTCATACCTAGGTGTGATAGTCCCCCCGGCCAGCACCACAGCCCTAGTAGCCCACGGGACACACGGGATAGTCAAGCTGGCTGCCACCCCCCACGAGGACCCCGGCTGCCACGATCCATTCGACGAGCTATACGACTGAGCCGATATCTGCTCCCTCAAAGCATCAGGGCCGATAAGACCCTTAGCAACCTCCAGTGTCCCGTCGAAAATCGCTGAGCCAGACACATGAAGAGTACCCCGCGTCATGTGGATATCACCAGCACCGATAGTGGCAGCCAACTCAGTCAGACGGGACTCCAGCGTGTCCAAGCGTCCGACCACAGCGCGCAAGCCAGCGTCATCACTCGGCCGGTCAATATCTCTCGGGTCAATACCCACTAGTTACTCCTTTCAGTATAGGTTTAATCGTTGTTATCTGTCCAGAAACAGGATCGGGATCCGCAACCCACCCAAGCAGCCTGCTCCTCAACGTCCGATTAACCTCCGGAAGGTCCGGATTGTACAAATCAATCTCTATTTGATTACCGATGTCAAAATCTCGGGTAGGGATACAGTCATCGATATTCAGCTCCACAGAGTAGCTTACCGTACCGTTTCGCTGGCGCTCCATGGCGTCCAGAACATACCCGTTAATTATCTCGGGATTTTTAGACCCTGTATCTGGGGACCACCTGCGCTCGATACGAAGATAGTTCGCCCCAAGGTAGCTTTCGGCCTGAAGAGTATACATATACCGCTCGTCACCCTCACGATTAGCGGTACCAGTGAAAATAGTGGCCCCCTTACCGTCGGTATAGTCCTCCACTATAGACCATTTTCCACGTGACAAAAGCCTCGGATTGCTGAGGGTGCCAATCATATCGGCCACAATCGCCGTGAACTCTAAACTACCCCCCTCAGACAGGCTCCATCGAGTGGTGAACTCACACCCGCCACGGGACGCCATAAGATTCTGCAGCCCTGTCAGACAGGTCATATCCTGATCGTTTGTATATGTCCTGTCTCCATACCTGCCGGGGAGCTCCTCCACAGATCCAGAAAACTCCTGTACCAAGCGATCCAGACCGATTTTCCGGGCAATCTGTGTATACGGGAGATTCTTGTACTCACCGGCCGCGATGTAGTTTCGGGCCAGCCACCCCTCGGCCGGCTGCAGACCCAACTCGATCATATCCCCAGACCCGTAGGTGCGCTTATCTATCCACCCACCCCATATCACATAGGTGGCCCCGCGGGACTCGACTATAGCCGCCAGGATCGCGCGGAGGGGCTGAGTGGCCACCTCCCACAGGGGAGGAAGCCTATCTGTAATAGGGATCTGAAGCGTCGCGGCGTCAGCCCGCCCCATGATATGAGAGATACTCCCAGACAGACGGGCGCCAGGCAGCTCAGTGATCGCCCTACCTGTACGCTCGAAAGAAACCCACCGAATACCAGCCATGCTTAGCCCGCATCCGTAGCAATCCAGTTAATCGTCACCTGAGACCCGGTATCAACAAACAAGGAAAACTGGCTGCTGCTGATACCGAAGACCTTAGGGGTATTCCACCCAACAGACCCCGCGGCACCCTCAATAGTAGCTGTGACTACCGGCGGGCTCTGAAACCGCCCTGCGGGAAGCGGCACAACCTTCGTGTACTGCCCCGCACCCCCAGCGAGAGTTTTCCCCGCCGCAATCTGCGGGACTTTAGGGAGCTCATCCGAGTAAGCGACCTGCTTCCACGTGGACCCAGTCCATAGCAGAAGAACCCCTTGCTTCGTAACATAAATTGGCTGACCCGGCCTGAGCGAAGTGCCTGTCGGGGCATTAGTGTTAATTACCGGAATAACACCCCCAGCGGCAGCGGTGTACTCGCGGATATCCGTCACGGAAAGACCCCCAGCCGCCCGGACACGGACCTCCGCCAGCGGAAGAACCCCAGTAGGGACAGCAGGAGTGGCCGGGCTAGGCGAAGCCGTACCAGTGGTCACAGAGACCTCAGCAGTATATTTACCAGAGGCATCCACAGAGCCGTCACGCACAGCTATACCCACGAGATCGATACGATCATACGAGGTATGCCGGGTAGCCAGAGTACCCACAGTGGAGCTGGCTGCCGATACAAAATAAGAGCCGTTAGTACTCTGCGCCGGAGTGACCACACCACAGCCCTGAGTCACTACAACATTCGTCCCAGACGTGCCCACCGCAAAACCAGAGATAACCCCAGTCCGGGCAGCAAGCTGATGGGAGTCGTGGGCCATTGTGGCCCCCACCACGGCTCGCCGAAAATCAGCCGGCTGAATAGCCACATTGTTACCGATAGGAACAACCGGATCAAAAGCCATCAGAGAACCTCCTGTACAAAAATATATGCCTTACTCTGCGTATTATACTCGGACCCGGAATACCTGATGGTCCAATGGCCACCGCCGAGCTCCTCCGGCCACTGCCGGACAGAGGGAATAATGGGAGTCTCTCCCCCAAGGAGAGCTGTCCTCCTAGTAGGGTCGACTACTAGCCGCTCCCCGCTACCGAGAGACAGCCCATCCCACAGCAGCACATACCCCTCGCTGTCCCCGGTGACATGGATTGTCGGGGAGACTACCGGGCCAGCTATCTCGATCAAGATACGCCCGCGCACAGGTACGTAGATGTCTACCTCCCCCTCGGCTGTGGCGGTAGCCCACCTGAGAGGGAACACCAGTGGAAATTGAACACCACCGCTGATACGGTGCATACCGAGCGTGTACAGCCGCTGCCCAGTAGTGTCCAGCTTCCCGTCAGGGCCCTGACCGCCACGAAACCACACCGGATCCGGTGCCGTCACCTGTGTACTCCAGCGCAGCGTACGTGCATCCTGAGCCCACGACACAGACAGCTCACCAGACCGTAGCACCTGAATCGACTGCCACCCAGCCGGTGTCTCCACAGACAGCCAGAAAAACCCGTCCGAAAGTGCTGTCTTCAGGGCCCTAAGAGCCGACTGGCCATCCGTCGGACTCGACCCTACATACACACCAGACAGGGCCCCGGAAAGGGCACCGCTATAGGGATTGGTGATCCATATACCATCCATCTGGTGGCGCTGCCCCTGGGAGAAAACCGAGGCGGGGAGCCCCCACAAACCGATCTCCGAGGTGACCCAGGACCCGCTGTCATTCAGGTCAAGGCCACGGGCAACCACACTCCTAGTCACGCCAGCCTCCTCAGCGCCTGAGACACCGCCACCGCGGTCGAATACGGATCAACATTATATGTATTAATTGTAGCACTAGTCGCAGCCCGTGCAGGGGCCACAGTGGCGCCATCACTCTCGGGTATTACGGAGCGGGCCGTCTGTGCAATCCCCACCGCGCGAGACTCGAGATACCCCTGCTGACCTGCCATGGAGTCCGCAAAATCCCGGACGATAGCCTCACCAGAATATGTCACATACCCGTGCCCGGAGAAAGGGCCCCATTTTGCCGGAGAAAACGGCCACAAGCCTCGGAGATTCTCCATTCCTTTACGCACCCAGCTGGTGATTTTGTCCCAGCTTTGTTTGATGCCTTTCAGGAATCCGTCCACGAGCGCCCCGCCGGAGTTAACCAGAAGGTTGCCCATATCCCCAAGCGCACCCATGAGCTCCCCGGGGAACCTCCGTCCCCACTCTAGGATCGCATCGGCGGTGCTCTTCGCGCCATCCACAAACCCCCCGAACCATTCGGCAGCACCTTGGGCCAGCTGTGGCCCAAGATCCATGAGGGCTGAGACTATTTTACCGGGGAGCTCCGCAACCCATCGGTTAAAATCGACTAGGGCATTGATACCTGCCAAGGCAAAATTGCCAAACCATACAGCGGCTTTACCAGCCAAGTCATCCAGGAACACCAAACCATCAAAAATAAGCCCTGGAAGGTTGCCAATAAACTCACCTAGAAGCCCGAATCCGGCGATGGCAGCGTTGGAAAAATCCTCCGCCCACCGCATAGTGGCCATGTATTCTACGAACGCATTGAACCCATCAACGATACTCTGCCAGAGCCCAGCAAGCCATTCACCAAACCCTGCGAAAGCATCTTTTACCCCATTCCAGCTGTCTGTAAGCCACTGCACGCAAGCCGCCCAAACTCCATTGAGCCACTGAACCACAGCGTCCCAGTTGGTTATGAGCAGATAGAGGCCAGCCGAAAGCAGGCCAATAGCAGCCACAATCCACGTGATCGGGTTAGCCAGCATCGCAGCTGTGGCAGCCCAAATGGCAGCGGTGACCTGATACAGCCCGACCAGAAGCAGACCGGTCAGCATGGCCCCCATAACACCCAAGACCCATGTGTTCTGCTGCACCCACATAGCGAACTCCTGAAACTTGGGGATCAATTCCGCCATCGTATCCCCAAGCCATGTGAAAACCGCAGACCCGAGAGGCTCCAGAGCCTCCAAAGCCCTGTTTTTCAGCAGCTGCCACTGCTCAGCAAAGTCCATAGTCTCCTCAGCCAAGCCAAGGATAGAGTCGTCTGTGGCACCGATAGACTGCATCATATCACCGGCAGAGAGAGTGCCACTCTTCATTGCCTCCACAAACTGCATAGCCCCGCGGGTACCAAAAATCTTCGACGCCAGCTCGAGGGCGGCAGCCTCATTCCCCTTTTCGAGAAAAGCTCCAATCTCTGCAGTAACACGCTGAAAAGCCTGCTTCGGATCTTCGCCCTTCTTAGCCAGGGTCACAAGACCTTTAGACAGAGAGGCCATTACAGCTGTGCTATTCAGACCGGCCTTGTCAAACGCACCGATCATGGCCACAGTATCGGTGAAGCTAAATCCAAGAGTTTTCATCGACGGGGCTGCCTGCTGGGCAGCGGACGCCAGATCATTCATCCCCACACCGGTAGCCTGAGACACCCGGAAGAGATTATCCATAGCCTCAATGACATCATCCCCGGCCACACCAAAAGCCGAAAAAGCTGCGGTGGTTTTCTGAATATTCACATCCTGCCCCAGAAGGCGACCTGCCTCCAAATACTGCTCTGAAACCGTTTTCAGGGTCTCACCGGAGAGACCGAGACGAGTATTAAGATCGGCCACCGTGGAGCCAATTTTCGAGTACTCCACAGGCACCGAGCGGCCAATGCGCTTCGCGATATCCGCCATACCCTCCAGAGCCTCACCAGAGGCACCGGTACCTACCCGAATAGTGTCCGTGACATCGTCAAAGACGCTACCAACCTCATACAGGCCCTTCCCCAGCCCCGTCAAAAGGCTCCCAGCGAGCACGGGGGCACCCCAGCCTTTCAGCCCCTCAGCTAGCCTCTCGGAAAGCCTCTGGCCACCCTGAGAGCCAGCACTTTCGGAGGCCTGCCCCACAGCAGAAGTGAGCTCGTCCGTTATTGTGCTTTCTGCACCCTTCATAGACGGGACAAGCTGAAAATAACCAGTGGCTAGTTCGACACTACCCATTATTCCACCAATCCTCGAATTTACCCGCCGCTATAGGCTCTGCTCCGAATGTCTGTTTGTCGTCTTTCTCATGTGGGCGTTTTATGGGCTTTGGCTTTTTGACCCTTTTATCCCCGCCCCGCTGCCAATTTGCTGCCGCCAAGAGGTCCACTACATTAGCGAGCATATACTCCACCCCGCCCCATGGTAGGCCGAGTGCTACCCCGAGTGGGGACCCCGGGGTGACTGTATAAAGGACAGCTCTGAGATCCGACCACGTAAAGCGGCCGGATCCCAGCTGCCGGAGCCTCAGGCCCTGACGTATAAGCTCACCCTCCACAGCCACAGGGTAAGCCAAGATTATCGTCCAGAGCCCTATTATTCCCCCGGGCCGATCCCGGAGTGCTCGGCCCATGCGTTCAGGAGCTCCCTCGCCTGAGACTCATCGATCTCGTCCAAGATCCCCGGGCAGTATCTTTCCAGAAGCCTCATGGGGGCCATGGCTGCTGCATCTACGTCCTCTTTTCGGGGCTCACGCCCGCGGCGCTTTGCCTCCGCGAGGGGCTTAGAGACCTCCGAAAGATTAATTTTAGCACCGATCGGCAGCCGATTCATATTGGGGAGAGAAAATATCTTCTTCCCGCCAGGGAGCTTGAATCTAAAAGTCTCGGACTGCGTCACATCCGACGCGGAGAGCTCAAAAACTTTGCTCATGCCGCCACCACTCCATCATCGAGCAGAATGTAGATGCTGTTACCGTCCTTATCAGGGTAGCAGGAGAGAGTGACCGGCCATTTAATAGCGTCGGTAGCGGCGAAGGTGATAGTGTCCGTGGAGGTCACCTGCCCATCCGGGACAAAAATCAGAATACGAGCATTGCCATCCTTCATCTTAAAATACCAGGATTTGTGTGGCAGCTCGTCTGCCTTGATTTTGACGGTAGTCCTAGTACCGGTAGAGGACGTTGCCTTGGTGACAGAGACATTACTCTCACCAGCAAAATTTTTGAGAGACTGCTCATTCGTCTCAAGCTGCGTCCATTTAAGCTCACCAGAAAAAGACTCAAGAATCTTTTTAACGATAGTTCCGGACCAGTCCTTGATGTCATTGGTCGACCGATCGACAGTCAGCTCAAGGCCATCCTCAGAGACATACCCTGCATCCACAGCCTCCTGCGGGATAGTATCACCCGCATGCGCCGGCACACTCGTCTGAAGCTTAGGGGACGCCAGAATTGCACCGGTCACAGCCTGATCGGGGCGGCCCGCAAAAATATTCAAATTGTTAACGGCCATTTTTCCTCCTAAATAGCAATACCGGCCACATGAAGCCGAATAGCAAAAGAATACCGGCTAATCCCGGTATTAGGGTCAGGGTCAGGATACGGGGCCACCACCACACTACAGTGGTGGCAGGGGTACTTCCCCACATACCCGCTGATAGGCAGGCTCTCCAGCAGATGCAGTACCCGGGCGGACAGCTCGAAAGCCTCCAAGTCACTCTGGGGAGTGGTCCCCCAGCACGATACTGATATCTGATGCACAGAGCGCCTGGGGTCCAAAATCTCCCCACCAGTAGCCCGCACCACAGCCATGGTGGACTTCCCGATCCGGTCTGCCTTTCCTGACGCTCGTACACCGTCCTGAAAATTCAAGTACCTAATGACAGCTGTCTCCACATCCGGTCGTATACTCACACTCACGAAAGACCTCCAAAAGCTGCTGTCAAGACTTTATCTTCAGCCTCCATTTTAGCGCCTTTATAAGTCTTAGGCCTAACTGTAACCCTCGATCGTCGAGCACCATCATACTCTGAATACTCGAAGTCTTCATCGCCGGCCTGAGCAACCATCTGCTCACCCCACTCGCGAAGTTTCTCCTTCACCTCCTGGCTCTTTCGCATCTCGTCAAATGCAGAATAGTCGAATTCTAGCTTTGTGAACCTAAAGCACATCAATCCGACCCCACCAAAAACAGACACGTGTGGTCGAGGATAGTCCCCGAGTCCCACACCTGAGGATGCGCATCCACCATATACTTAGGCACCGTATCATCCGACCAGATACCGGAGTAATCCCCACCGAGACGCCGCACAACATCAGCAGTCAAGACAGCCACCATATCCCACCGGAAAATCGACGTACCAGGAGGAGCCCACACCGTATAAGCGACTTTTCCATCGCCCTGATAGGTGCCCTCCAGTCCATCCATGAGGCCCGGCTGCACAGAGCAGCCGGGAACAACCCCACGAGTCCGGATAGACCCGTACTCCCATTCCCCGCGACCATTCATGCGGCGCTCAGGGGCGCCCACGATGATCGTCTGGGTCATGTGCGACACGACACTCATGGCCGCTCACTCAGCATGTACGGGCCGAGTACTCGGCGCACAGCATCGCTCACCGTCAGCTGCCCGCCGGCCGTGCCATAGGAGGCTGAGATAGACCCCACAGCCTCCTGGGTCCTGCCCAGCGGGCTAGCCCACGAGGCCAGCACTACAGACGCCACAGCGGACGCCACAGCACCCGGCACAGTGTCATACCCGTGTGTCATGGTGACCTGCACCGCACCCAGACGGCGGGGAAGCGGCTTTCGTGTCTCCACCATGCCTCGAGGAGACCACCCGTCCAGATCCATGATCTCACCGTCCACCGCCACCACAGGTGGGGCCACCAGACGGAGCGTGGGCAGGACCAGAGACCGCCCACCACGGGTGTCCATGATCACCGTGTGAGTCTCCACCCCGGCGATATGCCAGCCGCACACGTCCCGCACCACATCCGAGGCACGCTCGACCCAGCCCGAGAGCCCCGGGCTGGATGCAGGGACCCGGCCCAGACTGGCATCAGCCAGCTGGGCCGGGGTGATCAGACTGCTAGTCACGGCTCCCCCGGGCTGGAGGGGGTGACGGTTCGTCAGCCTCGACCGTGAGGCCGAGTCGCGCGGCGTCCTCGTCGCTCAGCTGGATCTGAGCAGCATACTCCCCGAAGAGGACGTCATAAACCTTCAGATCCTCACTCACTTTGTCAGATCCACTTTCGCGAAACCGGTGGGACGGCGGATAGCCAGAAGGGCCCTGCGCTCAATCCTTGTTGTGACGATGTTCGACACAAAATCTTCGCCATGGGAGGTCGTAGACTCGACCCGAATACCGCCACGGGTGTAGAAAGTCCCGCAGGTCTTGAACGCGCCTACATACGCGGTTCCCTTTTCGACAGACGGGGTCACCACGGTGTTCAGGCCCCACACGCCCGGGAAAAGCTGAACATCGCCCTGCGCAGCATACGCCGGCATAAACATGCCACCACCATAGTACTGACCGTTCTGATCTTTCGCTGTGCGAAGCTCGGCATAGTCCTCGACACTCATAATGATGCCGTCAGCGGTGTAGCCGGACGTACGGGCCACAGCTGATGCCGCCTTGAAAAGCGCATCCGCTGTAGTGTCGGTGCCCTTGGTGAGGGAGTGGATACCGGAGGTGGCTGCCAGGCCACGGATAGAAGCCCCGGTGCCGGTGCCCTTAATCAGGTCCCGCTCCTCAGAAAGCATCAGCTCATAGACGCCACGCCCGTTGATCTCCGAGGCCAGGAAAGAAAAATCCTCAAGCATCTCATCGGAAAACCGGATAACACCAGCAGTCTTTTTGTACGCCTCAGTAACCAAATCGGGGTCACCGATCCGGAATCCCGGCTTCTTATCACCCTCGCCCACAGCCGAGAAGTATCCCTCAGAGGAGCCTTCGCGCAGCCACGAAACAGCGGCGCTGTCGGTGGTGCCCTGAGCGAACAGATCGGCGATCTGCAGCCTCTGACGCTGCGTCACCAGACCCGGCAGATACTCAGTAGCATAGGGCAGCGCGCTGGACGGGGTCTTTATAGGATCCGTAGCGTCCTTTCGGCCAAGCCACTCGGGGGCGGACACAGACCCCTTGGCGCCCTTCAGCCCCGCCAGACTCTGCCCAATCATCTTTACCACATGCTCACCCAGAGACTTGGCACCAGCCTGCTCGGGGGGCTCGTCACCCAGACCACGGATGTTGTCCAGCATATTCTGGCCTTCGCGCAGAGTCTCGAGGCTCTTCTTAGCCGAGTCCAGCTCGGCCATCCAGCCACGGACCTCGTCCACACGATCGCCGAAGCCACCATCCTCGAGTGCCTTCTCCGAGGCCTCCTCGATCTTGGCCTTAAGACCCTTGATGCGGGCCACAAGCTTTTCAGCGGTTCTCACTGAATCTCCTCCTTAACGCCCAAAAGGGCCATTACTTCAGCCAGAGGAATACCTTTCTGGCTGTTTTCCTGCTCACTATCTTCCTCGTCACCGTACTGGTCTAGGATCTCTCCGAGAGCCTCATATGCGGCCCGGATCAAATCCATATTCTTGCTGGAGATCGCCCTACCGGCTTTGACCGAAGTAACCAGGGCCTGATCATTTGCCGGAATGGGCACCACAGAAACCTCGAAAAGTTTCAACTCTCGAAGCTCATAGCCTTCCTGTGTGGGGGCGGCATCCACGATAGAGTATCCGAAGCTCATGGAATCGAGCCGGCCATCTTTAAGCTGCTCGTACACGATGCGCCCATATGTATCGCCGGATAGATCCAACTGGGCCTTGAACCACAAGCCGTGGTCTTGCTCCTCCAGCTCAGTGACGACCCCGATATTTGCCCGAGGATCCTCCATGTTATGGCCGTAGTAGACTGAGATCTTTTTGCCCGTACGCTCCAGCTCGGAAAGGAATTTGGAGAACGCACCTTTTACGACGATGTCACCATACGAATCGACATTACCGAAAACAGACGCGTAACCAGCAATCACGCCCTCCTCGGACCTATCGATAAAGTCCTTAGTCCGAATCTCAATAGACTTCTTTTTCATGCCCAATTCACCACTACTTCACATCGGCAATTTGCAACTTCAGCAGGATCCCCAGACGCGGAGTCGCCCGGCCACCTAAGCCCATTAGAAAACTCTTCATCCAGCCCAACAGTCTCCCCATTCATGGCAGCATGCTCCGCCCTAGGATTACTAGAGGTAGTGACCCATGTTTTCGTGGCAGCCCCATTCTGGCGTCCAGCCTCCAGCCGCCCCCATGAGTAGTCCCACAGGGCCAGCCCGGATGCAAACACGCTCAGGGCCTCGGGGCTATCATCATCAGTGTCCTCCCACGCCTGCTCGACACCCTCTGCGCGAGCCTCAAGGTAATCCTCGGTCCGATCTGTGTCGTAGTCTCCGGATCCGTGCTCACGGATCGCGCCCCGAGCTGCCCGTTCTGTAGCACGCACACTGATGGCTTTCAGCTTTTTTGCCCGCCGGGCGTCTTTGGTGTCACCCGAGAGTACTGCTACGTACTCCCGGGTGACACCATCCACCCATTCGGGGATTCCCTGCCGGGATTTTATCCCCCGCACCCCGGAGCCGGAGGGTGCGGAGTCTTTCGGTGAGGCCTGGCCTCCCACCAGCACGTTCAGCGGAGTTACGATGTCGTCTCCGCCTTCTACAGCGTGCATATTGAGCCTTGCCCGGGCCTCATTTGCGCTCATATAAGGTCGACCCACAGCAGACTGGAAAAACGCGCTCTGGGCCTCAAAATCGCCCTGAAGCTTTTCCGCAACATTAAATTCCAGATAGATACCCTCGTCTACCCGCATGATAGGGAGAAGCCAGGCATTCAAGGCGCTTTCCAGCTGTGCAATAAGCGGCCCAAGCGTGTCCCCATAGAGCATTTTGCGGAATTCACGAACGTTCGAATAGTTCGCATTATCCAAAACGCCGACCATCGTGGGATTGACATGGAAAGCTGCTGCCACAGTGCTGAATGACAGCTTAGCGCCCTGAATGTACTGCTGATCCGATGCCGAAAAGTCGATCTTCTTGAGGTCCATTCCGTCCTCAAGAATGGGTGTGCCCCCAGCCCGGACACCATCACCAGTGTATTTAGCGTACCAATCCTCTCGGAAAGCCTCGCGGGCAGCATCAGACCACCTCGGTGCACCCTGCGGACGCGTCAGCACAGATGAGACACGGCCGCCTCGAGCCCACAGCTGGCGCCTATACTTCATCGCCTGAATCTGCTCAGCCAGAGTGTCTTTCAGGGCATCGATAGCAGGGCTCACCCCGGTCACCGACGATGGGCTATACCCCTCCACAGCAACAATTTTATCCCGGGACACGGACGTCCCGGCACCCTGACCCCAGCCGATATTGTACTCGGAGATGCCAAGCGCGTCTTTCCTGGCCGGGGTCACCCATGCGGGAGGTACACGATATACCTCCCACCCACTATCTCCCTCATATGGGAGCAAAAAAGCCCGGTCGTAAAGAGCCAAATCCACAACCAACGCAAAAACCAAATCATACAGTGTCATCGTTGGATTTGCTTTACGACCGGACAGCCACACGCCGACAGGCGAGGTGGTGTCCCTCTCCCTGTCGGTAGCACTGACCCGCTTATACGCGTGAAGACCGAGGTGCGCGATGTTCCGCCCCAAAAACGCAGTAACCGTACGGAGGTGAGGTTGGGTTTTATACAGCTCACCGGCACTCATACCAGACACCATGCGGAGAGCCTCGTCGAAGTCATAGGCAACCCCGCCGACGTAGACCGGCGCGCTGAAGCGGCGCTTCAGTCTATCCAGCAGACCCACTAGATAGCCTCCAATCGTCCGGTCTCGTACTGGGATATAGCATCAGTATACATCATCTGCACATAAATGGCAGTCACCAACGCACTCACACCGTCAATTTTCCCGCGGGACCTCACCTTATCCGGTTTGATATTACCCGCAGCGTCAATATGTGGCACGAGACACGACACCATCCATCGAAGCACAGGATCCCCACGATGATCTATAAGCGGAGGATCAGACATCACCCTCCGCTTCAATTCCTTCGTGGGTGAGCTCAGAGTTACCGCGCCTTGCCTAACCTTCTCCATGGTGAGCCCATCATCGCTCAGCTGATTCGTCAGATGCGTGGAATTCCACGGGTCGAAACCCACAGACCGGATGTCATACCGCCCCATATCCTCATTTATACGAGAACGGATAAAATCATAATCCGTGACATTACCCGGTGTGACCGTGATCCACCCCTGCCGAACCCACTCTGTTGCCGCCAGCTCCGTCATGTGGTCCAGACGGTCCAGAGCAGCCTCAGGAATCCAATAATGCCCCCACACGCGATCGGGACCGTCTTCCTGCGGAGCCACATACATCAGAGCGCAGAGATCGGACACTGCCGCGAGGTCCATTCCTCCATACACGACCGAGCCCTCCATACTCTCTGGAGTCCACGACCCGTCACCAGCCGCCCTATCCCACATTTTCACAGGGATATAGGATTCTTTCTGGTTCGCCCTAATCCCAAGATGCAGTCGCTTAAATGTGGCCCTATCTGCGGAATTAGCCCGGGCCTTATCTGCCTGCGCCCGCATAAAATCTGGGCTCGGCGTTTCGGGATAGAGCGGATTGGCCGCGTCCCACACGGCCTCGTCATAGATATCCGCATCATCAGGTGCGGCCCACACTGCACCATACATGCGTGGCGCAGGAAAATCCCCTCGGCACACACCTTCCACCATTGTGCGGCGCTTATCATATGGTGTATGGATACGCCCTTCGTCGGCTGTGGTGATGATCATAGAGAGCGGCTGCAGGCGAGCCCCGGAACCCGATTCCAGCGCCTCCAGCAGTACACCATCCTTGTGGACGTGCAGCTCGTCACAGATAGAGGCGTGCGGGTTTGTGCCATGCGCCAGCTCGCCCCTAGACGACACGACCCTGATGGTCGACGAGGTCCTCTGCTGGCGGATCTCATGAGTCACCGTAGTGACACCGGCTTTCCTCAGAAGAGGAGAAAAAGTCGCCAAATCATGGAGAGGCTGAAAACAAGCCTTAGCCTGGTCCCTAGAAGCGGCACCGATAATAACCTCGGCACCACCCTCACCATCACCAAAAGCCATAGTCATGGCGACAGCACTAGCCAGAGTAGACTTGGCCCCTTTTCGAGGCATCTCAATAAACACTTCCCGGCGCAGCCGAATCCACCGCTGCGCAATATCACTCCACACCTGCCAGCCGAAAAGCGGGGCGATAATATACGCAATCTGTGTGGCTGCCAGCGCGAGCGGCTGGCCAGCCCATCTACCTTTAGTGTGCCGCAGACACCCAATCGTCTTCACCACCCTGTCAACAGCAGCAGGGCTGAAACGCACCTCCCGGCCATCCACCTCCTCCGGAGGATTCGGGGTGCGCCACAGGGGAGGCTTAAGCCTCCCCTGAACACCACGACTCTTAAGATACCATTGGATCTCCGGCTCTAGTGGCGCCGAAAAGTATTTATCATTACCCATAACAGAGCCTTTTCACCCAATAAATGGATTAAATTCTTCGTCATCAGATGCCCTTCCGCGACGAGTTTTGGGCGTGAGGCACAACTCTTTCATAATCGAAAGAGCAGCAGAAGAATGAAACCTCATAGTACTTTCCGCAGGGTTTTTCGCCAGTCTATTATGGCCACCGTCATGAACATTAACGGTACCCGCCTCGACAATATCATTCGACGCCACCCTAATTATATGGAGATGCCGGATAAGCATCTCCAAAGCCCACGAGTCGGCGAGAGTCAACGCCCCGACACTCTCCTCGGAGAGGGTATGCATAAACTGCGCCCACAGGTCGGAAAGGACAGGGCTGGCTTTAATCATAGCCGGCATTTTTGGGCCGGGAATAGCCTTTTCATTCTCGTTAATACCGCTATCATTAATACCCTCAATAATTCTCATTACCGGCTCCTCACTTGATCGAAAATTTAAGCATATCAAACGCGGCATTGCCACGGTTCAGCTTCGTCTATTCTTTTTCGTGATTTAAACGCCCCACCCTAGTGGCATACGTTTTTCTTTTGTGGCATTTTTTACAAAGAGATTGAATTGCGCTTCTATCTAGAAGGTCTTCTATATTCTTTAATGCAATTGATCCTTTTATATGGTCTACTTCCTCTGCCACACAGCCGCACATAGCGCACAGCGGATGGCTCGCGAGCCATTCGTCTCGGACCCGTCTCCACATGCGCCTCCATGCTGGTGGGACGTCATGCCACGCCGATCCACGCCATCCCCTACGCCGGGCCCTCCGGGCCTCCCCGGTCTCACACGGGCACTGGTCTACCCCCCGGCCTGACGGGAGGAGGGTGTAGCAGTGGGGGCATCTGGTAGGGGGGGTCATCGGCACGGGGGGGTCTCCTCCCATGCCGGGTACCCACCCTCCCCGGAGGGGGCACCTTCCGCTGTCACTGGGGGGCCTCCAGCATCCTCCGGATCCCCCTCGCTAGAGACGTCTTCCCAGAGAACCGGACGACCCGCCCGATCTCCATGCCATCCCTCAGCACGATAAGCGTGGGCACAGACATGACACCAGGGTCGGTGCAGTCCTCGATGCTGACGTAGCTGCACGTCACATCCCCGGTCAGCTGATCTGCTATCTCCCGCACCCATGGCCATACCCGCTTGCAGGGGGCACACCACTCGGCCCCGATCATCTTCAGTGTCACATCCATTTAGGCTCCTCTCTGCGTGACTACACCAGAATATCACGCACCACACTGGTGCGTGATATCCCCGCCGGTGACTCAGCCCTGCTCGCCAGTATCCCGTGCACGGAACTCGTTGGCGTCAGCCAGCTGCTGTCTTGCCTCCCGCTCACTCTGCACCCACTCGTAGCTGTTGTCCCACAGCGCAGCTACCGCATCACATGCATCAGATACCTTCCCGTCGGTCCCCACATAGATCGTCACCGAGCGATCCAGCTTGGTGCCCACGTAAGGCATGAAGCCCTCAGGCCACTCAACTGCTGGCATCCACGTATGAACGTATGCGGCATCATCCGTACAAACCTGCAGCCTGTGGGTCTTCACCTTCCCGAGGGTCACCCATGCCACAGCCCCGCACACAGGAGAGTCACTGAGGTGCAGCCGCCTCCCGGGGGAGAGCAGCTCCCCATCTACCAGCTTGGCGCCGGGGAGGGCTGCACGAAGAATCCGATCACGAATCTCAAAAGGCCTCATGGATACACCCTACCGCACTCTCGGAGGCCCCGCAATCATGCCCACACGTCCCCGGTGGCTGCGATGCTCGACACCAGGTATCCGCCCCGGTACGCCACCAGCTTGCTGGGTCCGTCCGCCACCCACTCGAGACTGTACCCCAGCACCGACACCATGGTGTGCAGCGCATCCCTGTCTTCCACAGGCCCCTACACACGAATCAAGACTCCACTCATGGAATCCATGATACACCCCCGGGCCGGAGTCCTTCGAGGGTGGGGCGCCGCGCCAGCGGCGCCCCCACCATTGGAGGTGGCCCGGGGGGCCACACGGGGGGGAAAAACGTC